GTTCCGTAGCTCAGCTGGATAGAGCAACGCCCTTCTAAGGCGTGGGTCTTGCGTTCGAATCGCAACGGAATCACAAGGAAAAATGCTAATAGGTTCATTGACAACTTGTTAGCATTTTCTTTTTATGATAGTTGCACAACATTTGCACAACTTGCGAATAGGGAAAGAAAAAGCCGGGGAATAATTCCGGCTATATTGTTGTTTTAACCCCACCGCTGATTTTGGGAGTTGGGTCGTATTCTGCTTTTTGTCTTCGTTTCTCATCCTCGTCTTTAAGGTACTTGTTCCTTATCTCTTTGATGTCATTCGTCATTCCCCATACCTTGAAGAAGAGGATGATTTGCAGTACTCCGAATATTAGGAGTATGATGGTTAGAAAGTCAACCATAGCATTATTGTTTTATTTATTCTGAATATAATTCCATATTGTTAATACACTCCTCCATTCTTTTCCATCTATTTTCGAGGTTTGGATATTCTTTGCGTAGAATTTCGAGTGCGTTTTTTCTATTTTCTCTCAATGTAACTCCATCTATTCCAGATGCAACATTAACGAGACTATCTACATATACTTCTTTTTCCATTGGGGTCATATCAGAAATGCTTTTTTGTTTTTGGCTACACCCAACTATCGCTAATGCAGCAGCCACCATTAAAAATAAAATCTTCTTCATAATCTTAGATATTTAGTTTGTTCTTTAATTCATTAAACACATCGGGGTTTTCAAATTCTCCCCAATGATATTTTTTGTATCTGTCCCGGTCGAAGTTATCTTTCTTCTCATATACAAGTAAATAGTCCTTGTCACATAAGACAATAGCAGAAGAACCTAATAGCCGAGCGTATGAACGTGCTTGCAAGAAGGCTGCTTCTATGTCTTGGTTGTTCTTCATGTGAAGTTTGGCTTCAATCAGAACTTTCGCTTTTTCTTCGTCCGGTTTGTTGTCATAGTGCAAGGCGTAATCCGGGAACACCCGATGTCCTCTCCCTGCTTGAATAGGTAACTGCCGGATGAAGTCTTTCTTTTCATACCATCCCATAGAGTTTAATAACGGCTCTAATAACAGTTGCTCCACATCATGTTCATACTCTATAACTATTCCTTTAGGTAATGTCGGAACGTATAGTTTGGGCAGAACATCAGTGTCAAATCCTTTTGCCTTTATCATTCGCAGGAGTTCCGAATAATCCGCGCCACTCATTGACCATCCGTTTACCCCTTGAAAGTTCTTGCGAACAAGCGGATGATTGGAGAAGTATTTATCTTCTCGGAGTTCTTTCAGGCTGATATGTGGAATATCAATTTTATTCCCTATGTAGGTGTTTCCATAGTAATGAAAGAATGGGTCTATCACTCCATCTGTTTGGGCTATCCATACTCGGGTAATTGCACTAATTGGAGCGGTTTCGTAATGAATGAGAATATCGCCTTTCTTTGTTTCTGGATTCGCTTGCCAAAAAGTAGTTCTAAATAATTCATTTTTATCAATCAATCCACCGATACACCATGCTTGTGTTGGCTGTGGAACGTCTGCTTCTTTTTGGGGCATGAAGTTGGGTGCAAAGTCATATAGGAAAGCGCATAATTCTGCTGGAGAAAGCTCATTCTCTGCCCTAAATCGATAAAACACTTCGCATAAACTCCAGTAGTACATACATCTCGCCTTATAGTTTGATTTCTTTGGGATAGACGGTAAATCTATCTCAAACATATCTGCTATCTTATGTAAATCAAAGAAACGGTAAATAAATATATTAGGGAAGAAAAACTCTGGTGCAAAATAATATAATAAGAATGATGTCCATGTTATGCTATTCAACATCATTTCATAGTCGTTGACTGGTATTAGTACTTCATCATTGTCTGTTAACCCACGAAAAAGAACATCTTCATACTTTTCTTTCGCTTCTTCCAGTGTATTAGGTCTTTCCTCATCTGGAAATTCGCAGATATTGTAACACCATAAGCTTTCACTGATGTTTGATATGGATAGTCTGGATTTGTCATCATTAAACCATAACTTCATTCTTGGATTGTATTTGAAAACCAAATCCATCATCGTATCATTGTTGGATGGTTCCTCAAACTCCTTAATAGCTTTTTGTCCGTCAGAAGATTGCTTATATAGGTTCCATGTGTATTGATTGAATTTCATAGTATTAGTTTTAATAGTTTGTATATTAAACTTTTAAACTATCTTCTTCTTGGCCTTTGCAATTCTATCACATTGAAGATTTGTCTAACTTCTGCCAAATCAATAACTCTGTCAGGATACATATCGTTCAAAGAGTGTATTGTAATAGTATGATTTTCTACATTATGGTCTATTATTCGTTTTACCAAAATTCCGTCTTCATGTACAATAACGAAATCCCATTTCCGGATATGCAATTTAGACTCTGCCCACAGATATGGAGCTATTTCTCTACAAAGAAGTCTGTCTCCTTCAAGGTAACTCTCTTCAGTTCCATCATTCATACTGTCACCTCTTACTTCAAATGCTACATAGTTTCCTTTAGCTTCGTGGTCTATTATAAAAGGTATAGTAGGTAGTGTAGCTATATATGCAGCATCTTGAAATCCGCATAAATAACCTGCTTGTGCGTATTGATTTACTAATGGTACGTTTATAATATAGTTTTGGTTTAATGGTATGGCTTCTAGAATTTCTATATTTTCTTTAGATATATTGGAAATAGGCTCTCCTTTTTCATAAAGAATCCAGTCCATATTCCAATGCGGGAAGCTTTTTTTTATCTTTTCTATCGTTGGCTTTCTGAAACTTTCACCTACATTATTTAAGTACCCATTTCCTAATCCAGAGATGGTATAAAATTGATTTGGATTAAGTCCTTCTTTTTCAATTAGATAGAACATTCTTTCTTTTAAAGTCATATAGATATTCTAGGTTTGATTATAGAAAATCTAGCATATTTACAATAATTAACTAGAAATTCCATGCTAGATATAGAACTTCTAGTATATTTGCATCATCATTCAATCACGTAGCAAAGATAAACTAAATGATTGATGATACAAATAGTATAAACATATTAAATCACACGATTATGAGCACGAAGAGTTTTTTACATGAAGTTATGAGCCTTGCATGGCAGTTCGTTCGCAAGAACGGTTTCACGATGTCAGAAGCATTAAAGTGCGCTTGGGCTAACATGAAATTGAAATTGCAGATGAAAAGCAAGATTGTGAAATTCTACTTTCAAAAGGTGGACGGTTCTGTGAGAGAAGCCTACGGTACACTAAATGAAAAGTTGATGCCTGCCATTGCTGGTACTGACAACAGAAAGAAGAACGACACCGTTCAAACTTACTATGATACTGAACGCCAAGAGTTCAGATGCTTTAAGAAAGCTAACCTTTTAAAAATCGCCTGATATGAGAAACTATAGAGTATGTGACAGTATAGAAGCCTACGGGCTTGAAAAGGCTTTGGATAAGGCTTGTATAGACCTTGATAGAGTTGATAAGATGTCTGACACAGAGGCTTGTGCTTTCTGTAATACCGATACCAAAGAAGAGGCCTTAGAGGTTATTCAAGAAGAGATTGATTACATAGAGTTTCAACTTGATAGAATGGCAGTATGATAGAGGCATTGATAGTATTAGGCTGCTTGTATGCAAGCTACAGGCTTTTCAGAAAGCCGGGCGAGAAGTTCTTTTACGATGATTAATCACACGATTATACCACGCACGACAGCCCTATTGACAGCTAAAGACTGGCATCCGATAGCGAGAATCGGGTAGGGTACTATTGATTGGTTCTTTGATAAGTCTGTGAAAGCAATTACGGTGTAATTCATAAGCCGTTTTTGCCAACCAAAGATAACGAACGCACATAAGCAAGTTGGGGCTTGCGAGCTGTGCAATGTTTAACAATTAATAGATGTGTAACCATAGTCTTTGAGGTGTAAGTAATGACGGATTAGGCGACCGACACGCACATCGACAATATAGCCCTATTGACAGCTAAAGACTGGCATCCGATAGCGAGAATCGGGTAGGGTGCACAACCGCAGCAAAGGTTAGTGCTACTACCGTACTAAAAGCCACGGGCAAAGCGAAGTGCGCACCGCTTTACCTCATCCTTGTACGGGCGGTAAAATTTAAAATCACACGATTATGGGAAAAAGTATGTATAAATCACGTATGCCATATATAGGTATGCCGGTTAAGTGTAAACATCCCGGATGGGAAAGCAAGATTGGGGCGATTTGCGCCATCAATGGGGATAAAGTAATGGTAGAGTTCGGAAAGCACGATTTTGTAGAATTCTATAGCGATGAACTGGTTGCAATGACGATGTTATGAAGATAATTATGTTCTCTTTTTCGTTGCTTGTACTGCTGTGTATGACAATGATGTTATGCAATTCCATAATAAAGGATGGTCCTCTATACATGGCGGGGATTGTATTGACATCCACAATATTTATTTTGTCTGTTATACTCGCAGTGATAACCGGTATGGAGTTGCGTAAAAAGTGTTAGTATAAACTGTTTTGTCGTGTTTTATTTTGTGTTTGTACTGGGTGTGCCGTCTGTGAAGATAGCGCACCTTTCTTATTGGGGCGTTCGGTGTAATGGTTAACACACCTCATTGGAGGAGACTGGCGGTTCGAGTCCGTCAACGCCCACCAATCATTCTAATATAACATTTATGGAAAAAGTAGAAAGTAAAGAGAAAATGAGAAACATGAAGAGAGGAGCCACGATAGAGCTGCCTATATCTTCACTTGAGACAATCCGCAACAACGTATCACTTCTAAATGCCAAGCATCTTCTTGAGGGTAAAAAATGGGCTTCAAAGTCTTATCCGAAAAAAGGTATTGTCGTTGTAAAAAGGGAGTCATAGTCATCTAACTCACACGATTATGGAACGGGTATTCACAGAACTCACCCCTGAATGCGAGATTACAGCACGGATGTATGCACAAGGGTATGAGAAAAAGGAAATCGCCAATTTTAAATGCCGGGCGGTTAGCACGATTAATAACCAATTGCAAAAGGCTTTTGAAATATTGCATGTACGGAATGGGAGAGAACTTGCAACAATGCTTTATGAACGGATAGCCGGTGTGAGGCTCACGATGGATTTTTCGCCTATAGTCCGTGTGTCCGTCGCATGTTGCTTACTGTGTATATTTTCTTTGTCACTTTACCACGAACAAGGTGATATGAGGAGGTTACGAAGATTTAGAATTGAACATATAGAAAGGGTAAGAGAATGAACATGGAGGATATTTTAAATAGTGGTGCCAATGTTACTTTGACAATAAAGTCCACTGATTTGAAAGAGTTCGCAGAACATCTTGTAAAAAAGACTGTGAGAAGTATTAGGGACTCTTTCATCAGACCGGAAGAGGACTACTTAACCATTAAAGAGGCAAGTCAGATTCTACATACCGATAAGTCAACCTTATGGAGATGGCATAAAATTGGATATTTGTGCAGGTTGGAAATAGGAGGTAAGAGATTGTACCGAAAAAGTGATGTAGATGCTATTCTACAGAAAGAGAATAATTAACCCTTTAAATTTTACTATTATGAGTCTTATCAAAAAATCAAATGAATTAGTAATCCCTACCACAGTGAAAATGATGATTTACGGCCAAGCTGGTATGGGAAAATCAACAGTGGCATTGAGCGCACCGAAACCGTTATTATTGGATTTCGATAATGGCGTTAAGCGTATGAATATGGCGCATTTGGAAAACATAGATACCGTACAGGTCACTTCATGGAGTGATGTTCAACAGGTCTTGCAGGAGGATTTGTCTGCTTATCAGACCATTGTAGTTGATACTATCGGTAAGATGATGGATTTCATCATTACTTATAAATGTGGCAGCCGCCAACCGTCTATCAGGGATTGGAGTGGTATCAATGCGGAGTTTTCATGGATGACACGAACACTTTCGGGGCTTAACAAGCACATCATTTTCGTTGCCCATCGCGACACACGGAAAGAAGGTGATGATACCGTGTTTATCCCTGCCTTGCGTGAAAAGTCCTACAACTCCATCGTTACCGAACTGGATTTGCTCGGCTATCTTGAAATGAAAAGCGAAAGAGGTGTTCAAAGACGCACTATAACTTTTGACCCGACTTCAAGAAATGACGGTAAGAATACATGCAATCTTCCTTCAGTGATGGAAGTTCCTACCATCCTTGACAAGAATGGTAATCCAACCGCAAAGAACGACTTTATCACCGCCAAGATAATCAATTCGTATTTGGGTATGCTTGCTGCCAAGAAGGAAGCGCAGGAAAAGTATGACAAGGTGATAGAAGAAATAAAAGAAAGCATTGAATTTATCACCGATGCCAACTCCGCTAATGAGTTCGCTTCACATATCAATGAGTTTGAACACGTTGGTAGTTCTTTGATGATGGCGAGAAGTTTGTTTGCTGCAAAGGTAAAGGCTTTGGGACTGGTATTCAATAAGGAAACTAAAATCTACTCAGATGCAGCCTAACTATCGTATATATGCAACATTGTTGGATTCTTACTTCAATTACCTTAATAGCGATGTCATATATGAGCGTTATTATGGGTGGAGTGAGAATCCACCATATACGGAAGAAGAGTTTCGGCAGAAGCAGTTTCAAGAACTGATAGACCGGATTAACCGCAGGCCATTCGACAGCGAAGCGGCAGACAAGGGAACAGCCTTTAATGAGGTTATTGACTGTATGGTTGAAAATCGGAAATCCGAAACGGTGCAGGTTGAAAAGGTATATAAGGCAATACGCGAAGGAGCTTGTGACGAAACAGGTAAACCTTTGTATTACGATGAGGTTCAGACCAACGAGGTTATAGGTTTGAGAGTTACCTATAATAATCGTGTTTTTACTTTCCCAATCTCACTTTGCCGAGAGTTCGCCGGTTACTTCAAAGGAGCATTGACCCAACAAAGGGTAGAAGCGATTCTTTCAACCGCATACGGCAATGTTTTGGTTTATGGGGTGATTGACGAGCTGATGCCGGCCAGCATCCACGACATCAAAACAACTGGAAGCTATACCGTAGGGAAGTTCAAAGACCACCATCAACATTTGGTTTATCCTTACGCTTTGATGAAGAACGGTTCGGATGTACGGATATTTGAGTACAACATTGTAGAGTTCAATAAAGGCGGTTTTGTGGTAGATACCTATACAGAAACATACGTTTTCAATCCAGAACGTGATATTCCTATTCTCACTAATCATTGTGAGGAATTTATCCGGTTTTTGGAAGAAAACAGAGAACTTATAACCGATAAAAAGATTTTTGGAGGAGAAAATTAATGGCAAACCAAATAACCGGACGGATAATCGAAATCGGACAAACCGTTCAAATACCATCCAAAAACGGTGGTTCCTCATTTACAAAACGGGAGTTTATTTTAGATGCTACCACTTACGACCCTTATACGGGAGAGCGTAGCGAGTATGAGAACATTATTCCCTTAGAGTTTTCGGGTGACAAGTGTACAGAACTTGACCGCTTTAATCAGGGTGATGTTGTTACTGTATCATTTGTCTTACAAGGGCGTTCTTGGACGAATCAAGACGGAGAATTCAAACGTATGGTATCCATTCGATGCTATAAAATAGAAGCGCGTGGCGGTGTATCTCAATCCCAACAGACAACATCGATACAACAACCTACACCTCAGCCGACTTATCAGCAACAGCCGCAGAATTTCCCGCCTCCGGTTGATGCTAATGGCAATGTAAAGGATGATTTGCCTTTTTAGCGTATGTCCCTTTACGATACTTCAAACCCTTTGCAGAAAGAGCAATTTAAGGCTCGTTCTGCAAAGCTCGCAGAAAGCGGTAAGGTTGTAGAACTCACAGAGAAAAAGCCTAAAAGAAGCCTGCAAAGCAATAAATATTTGCATGTGATTTTAGGTTACTTTGCGTGTGAGACCGGAAACACGTTGGAGTGGGTGAAGCAACAGTATTATAAAAAGCTTGTTAATCCATCCATTTTCATTCGTGAGAGAGACGACAAGTATTTGGGACGGATAAAGATATTGCGCAGCTCTGCTGATTTAGATAGTGCAGAAATGAGTACAAGTATTACCCGTTTTCGTAATTGGGCAAGTGCTGAATGCGGAATATATTTACCTTCTGCTGATGAAGATAGATTGATTCAACTAATGGAAATAGAGATTGGACGAAATAAAGATTATTTATAATGGCAGAAATATGGAAAGATGTTGTCGGATATGAAGGTTTATATCAAGTATCAGACAGGGGTAGAATTAAATCTATATGCAGTTACGTAAGACTACAAAATGGTGAATTAATGAAGAAAAAGCCGCATATCCTTAAACTACAAGATAGATGTGGATATAAATGTGTAAACCTATTCAAAGGCGGACGCTCACATACACTTAACATTCATCGTTTAGTAGCAGAGGCTTTTTTACCCAATCCTCATAGGTATTCAGTTGTAAATCATAAAGATGAAAACAAAAGCAATAACAGCTTGTCTAATTTGGAATGGTGTACTCACGCTTATAATTTGAGTTATGGTACTGCCCAAAGAAGAAGGGCCGTATCTCAAGGTAAAGTAGTTATTCAATTAGATAAGAATGGAGCTTTTATAAAGCGACATTTGACATTAATGGACGCTTGTAGAGATACCGGCATAAATTTTCAAAATATCTCACAATGTTGTAACAACAAAAGAAAAACAGCAGGTGGATATTGTTGGAAATTTGAGGAACAGCAGGAAATACAAAGAAATCAAGAATTTATTTAGTTATGATAGAAACAAGAAAAACAGAAATCAGGTATGTGACATCTGACCCGAAAAAGATGCTCAACATGTACCTTGCAAAACGTGTCCTCAAAACATGGGAGGAATCTTTCATTGATGAAGATACAGGTGAAACAGTAACCATCGAACGGAATGAAATTCTTTTTGACCGTGGCACGCTGATAGACCAAGACACTTTGGCGAAAATTCGTTTCAGTATGGAAGCAGACGGTATCAAGGAAGTGGAAGTCAGCAACCAGAACCGTTTGGCGTTCGAGAATGAGAACAGCGTTTTATATCCGTACATCGCTCAAGCGCAAATAGGTGACAAGAAACATAAGTTCCTGCTGTATGCCACCGGATTGGAAAATTCTTGTAGTATCTTGAAAGATTACATCGAACTAAACTATATGTTCGGGTTCACCTTGACAATGATAAAGGAGTTCGATTCCTGCGTGATTCTTACTGACAACTTGAAAGAACGTAAGGTTGACGATGCTTCGCTTGCCTATCTCAAAAATGAAATCACTATGGCAGAATACGTTGACAAAATGGACGATGAGATGGAAGATAGTGACGAAGAATCTAAACCGAATGAAAAGAAATTCTACCAGATTGAGACGAAAATCACATTCACGGATGGGGAGAATGAAGACGAGAGAGTTCAGACTTTTGTCGTGAACACCTTCAACGTTGACAGAGCGATGATGCTTATTACCCACTATCTCAAAAACAAAGAGGAAGAATGTGAGAAACAAGCCAAAGAAAAGGGACATGAGTTCAGAAAGAGGGAAATCCATACAGCCATTGAATCTGCTAAACCTATCCCGGTCGGGCGTTTTATTCCGAAAGAGTTTTCAATGGCTTATATGGAATAACTTTGTTAACCTGCCTGCTCGGTCTGTGAAGATTGGGCAGGTGAATATGGGGCGTTTGGCTGGTGTGACTAATGTAATGCGCAGCATTGTAGAGGAGGGCAGTTCGATTCTGTCACGCCCCTCATAAATGTGAGCCACACATAAATGGCACGGGTCTTAAATAATGGTTGTGCCCCGGAGAATACGCTTCGGGGCTTTTAATTAGGTAAATCAGAAAGTATGTACTACATAAAGAAAAAGGCTAAGAAGAAAGACAAGCCTTTACCCTTGTTTGATAAAGCAGGGGTAACAGTAAAGAAGAAGCCGGATTTGAAAGCTAAACTCGACAAGGAGTTTTCCCTTTTCATCCGGCTTCGTGATTGTATGCCAAACGGTTCCTTCCGATGTATATCATGTGGACAGATAAAGCCGCTTACACAAGCGGACTGCGGGCACTATTTCAGTCGTACACATTTGGCAACACGGTTTGATGAGAATAATTGCCATGCCGAATGCCGACACTGCAACAGATTCAAAGCCGACCATTTGGAAGGCTATCGGGTGAATCTAATTGCTAAAATCGGTCAACAGAAATTTGACTTGCTGAAAGTGAAAGCTGCCGGCACTTCCAAAATGACTGATTTTGAGTACGAACAGCTAATCAAGTATTACAAAACACTTAATAAAAAGTTACGAAAGGAGAAAGGGCTATGAGTTATGTATTACGAGATTACCAACAGAAAGCCTCTGATGCTGCCGTTTCTTTCTTCAATAACAAGGCGAAGAAAACAAATGCTATTATGGTGTTACCTACGGGCAGCGGAAAGTCGCTTATCATAGCGGATATAGCTGCAAGGCTTGACGGTCATACCTTGGTGTTCCAGCCCTCGAAGGAAATACTCGAACAGAATTTCAAGAAACTCTGTTCATACGGTATTCTTGATTGCAGTATCTATTCAGCATCCTTTAACTCAAAGGAGATAAGCCGGATAACATTTGCCACCATCGGCAGTGTAAAGAATCATCCCGAACTGTTTACCCACTTCAAGAACATCATTGTGGATGAATGTCATCTTGTAAACCCCAAAGAGGGAATGTACAAGGATTTTTTTGATGCAGTGAAGTGTAAGGTTCTTGGACTGACAGCTACACCGTATCGTTTAAGTTCCAGCCGTGATTTTGGTTCTATGCTGAAATTCATCACCCGGACAAAGCCTCATGTCTTTTCAGAGGTCATTTATCATGTACAGATATCAACCTTATTAGATATGGGTTACTTGGCGAAGTTGAATTACTATCCAATGAATCCTTCGGGATGGAACGAACTTAACTTGAAAGTAAATACTACTGGTGCCGACTATACGGATAGGTCAGTTCAAAGAGAATATGAACGGATAGACTTCTACGGTTATCTCGTTCATATCGTCCAAAGGCTGATGAATCCCAAAGCCGGAGGAAAACGGAAAGGTATTTTGGTATTTACCCGTTTTCTGAAAGAAGCGGAGCAGCTTACCTGGTCTATACCCGGAGCCGCAATCGTTTCGGGTGACACCCCAAAAGGTGAGCGCGAAAGGATACTTGAAGCGTTCAAGGCTGGTGAAATTCCGGTAGTGGCGAATGTCGGGGTGTTAACCACCGGCTTTGACTATCCGGAACTTGATACGGTCGTTATGGCACGTCCTACAATGTCACTTGCCATGTGGTATCAGATAGTCGGTCGTGCCATCCGTCCGCATCCTTCCAAAGAATGTGGCTGGATTGTGGATTTATGTGGTAATATCAAACGTTTCGGAGAGGTATCGGACTTACGGTTGTTTGATAGCGGAAATGGGAAATGGGCTGTATTCTCTAACGGAAGGCAATTAACTAACGTGAGATTCTAAGACTATGGACGAAGGATTTTTGAGGCTAAGCCGCAAGTTTTTCTCGAATGAAATGTGGAAAGTAGCCCGTAAGTTTTCGGAATGCGAAGCGTGGCTCGACTTGATTCAGAGCGCACGATTTGAGGCAACCGACAAGGCGTACAGCGAACTTATCGGAGGTCGGGAAATCTCTTATACAAGAGGTCAATATCCAGCATCCGTATCGTTTTTGATGAAGCGTTGGCAATGGTCTGAAAAGAAAGTGCGCTATTTCCTTGCCAAACTTAAAAAAAGAGGTATGATAACGACTTGTAATAAACAAGGTATGACCGTAATTACTTTATGTAACTATGATGAATATAATCCGGTCAAGGGCAGGCAAAGAGACGTAGATAAGGGCATAGACAACAACAAAGAAATCAGCGGATTAAATCATGTTTTGGGCGAACTAAGGGCAGAGTTAAGGGCAACCACAGAAAAAATGGCTCAAAAAATAGAAGAATTGGGGCAAGCTAAGGGCAATAATAAAAAGAAAGATGAAGAAGATAATAATATTCCCCCCACACCCCCCAAGGGGGGAGGCAAGAAAAATAAGCCTAAAGAGATTAATTCAAAAGCCCGTTTGCTATTTGAACAGCATTTTAGGGAAACCTTCGGGGCTGACTACTACTGGACAGCCAAGGATGCCGGGGCTATGTCCCAGCTCTTGAATAAGCTCAAATTCCAAAGAGAACAAAAGAAAATGGACGTTTCCGATGATTCTCTGTTGTATGCCCTTCAATACCTTCTTTCCTCGGTCAAAGAGGGGTGGATATTTGATAATTTCAGCGTAACTAATATCAATTCTAAATTTAATGAAATCGTAGCACAAGCTAAAAATGGAAACAATCGGAAACCTGATACAAAACCAGACGAAAGTTCTGCCGGTATCAAATCAATTGTCTTCGGCAAACAGAGCTAACCATAAGCAATGGAGCAGGGAGCAGGCTGACATGTATTGGCGCAACCAACTCGTAGTTTCCATGAAATCCGTTTCCCCGGCCTTTACAGTTGATGACAGCAACCGCCAACTGCTGAAAGCCCTTTATCAATGGATATGGGGAATGCCGGGAATGCTTGATTTGGATAAGGGCTTGTTATTACATGGCCCTATCGGAGTTGGCAAGTCCACTTTGTTGAAAGGATTACAGAACTATGCAGCAAAAATTGCCCGTTATTGTATTGGCGGTGCGGATGCCGGATTGACCTTTCAGTTCACCAGTGCTGCCGAGATTGCCTTGCTGTTTGCCGAGAAAGGAATTGTCGGGTTAAACCAATACACAGACAGGTCATGTATGCACAATCTTGCCATTGACGAGGTGGGTCGGGAACCTATGGATGCCAAACACTTTGGTACGGGCATCAATGCCATTCAGACCGTCTTGCAACTGCGCTATGAGCAGAGATATTGTTTCTACACCCACATGACTACCAATCTGGACCCGGACAAGGAGTTTTCCCAACGGTATGGGGATTATATTGCCGACCGGGTGAAAGAGATGTTCAATGTAATTAAAATTGAAGGTGAAAGCCGAAGATAATGGCAAAGAAAAAAGATATATCACCTGCACTCGTCCGTTGCCGCCAATGCTCATACTCTAGAGATTTTGTAGGGAACTCTTGTCTATGCAAGGCCAAGGACCATAGGGTGTGCGCATGTGACCGCTACGGGAGAATATGCGAATGTTTTAGCAAAAGTAAAAGATGAAAGACATAGAATTATACAGAGATAGCTTTCAGAATTTTCGTAGCTATCAACTTCCTAAAGCGCAATTGATTATAGCGGATGTACCTTACAATTTAGGTAAAAACGCCTATGCAAGTAATCCTGCATGGTACAAAGATGGTGACAACAAGAACGGAGAAAGTGAATTAGCCGGGAAAAAGTTTTTCAATTCGGAAAACGAATTTCGCCCAGCCGAGTTTATGCACTTTTGCAGCGATATGCTGATAAAAGAGCCGAAGAAGCCCGGTAAATCCCCTTGCATGATAATATTCTGCGAATACGAACAACAGTTCATGTTCATAGAACTTGGTCGGAAGTACGGACTAATGAAATACATTCCGTTGGTATTCCGTAAAGACTTCTCCGCACAAGTATTAAAAGCCAATATGAAAATAGTCGGTAATTGTGAATACGGTCTTCTTTTATACCGTGACAAACTTCCAAAGTTTAATAATGACGGGAGGATGATATTCAATTGTTTTGATTGGGTAAGAGATAATGATACACCCAAAGTACATAGTACCCAAAAGCCAGTTCCATTACTTAGAAGATTGATAGAGATATTTACCGACAAAGGAGATGTTGTAATTGACCCAGTTGCAGGAAGCGGCAGTACATTGCTTGCCGCTGCGCAATGCGGAAGAAAAGCATACGGTTTTGAAATAGACCGTAATTTCTACAATAATGCGAACAAGTATGTTTTATCAAGGATACAAAAAACTTTATTTTAATGGACGTAGGACTTGAAAAGAAAATCGAATTATTGGAGTGGCAGCGTGACAACGCACTGCGCCTGCGCTGCCCGTTGGAGGCAAAGATGTTTCAGCGTATGATTGACGAACTTGCAAAAGAAAGCAGGAGCAGAAGTATGAACGACAAGATGTATAAGAATGAACAAGGACACGGCAACCAAGATAATCAGCAGGCATGAGAGCCTCGTAGTCCTCTGCACCTACAATATACTGTTCACGAACGACATCTGTTGCGGACAAATTATCGAATGCATTCATGCGATGAAACGCACACCCCACTACAAGCAGGCATTCAAAAGATACTTGAACGATGCGGACAGAGCGAGAAGGGAATACGAGCGGACCGTAAACGGTATCATCGGTTCAGACCGCAGCGAATTCTTTGCCGAATGTAACGACAAGTATGTGGAGGAAGTGAACAAGCACGTGGATATGCTATACTGGCAGTTCAAGCAGGCACTTGATGACAACGGAATATCCCATTCCGCAGAACTTGCAAAGTTCGAACTGGCAAGGACGTTGTGCGACTATGCTTGTGTACAGTTCGAAGAACGGATAGGAGAACTCAAGAGGAAGGATTCAAAGTTCAACGGATTCATGCTGGATTACCTTAAACTGGCTAATGTGGCAAGACTGATGAACCTTGCTTCTGATAATCTTAGAATCGGAAGAACGGTGAACATGAACACTGAACGCTGTACTTCAGCATTTGAAGTTCTTGCAAGGAAACTGTCGGATGCGGATAATATAGCCAATGCCATAAAAGCAGATTGATTAGTCCGCTAAAGTATTAACATGTGCAAAAAGAAGCCATTTCTGCAAATGAAGTATTAAAAACACGAGCGGAAACCGGTGGTTCTTGCTCACAATAAGAAATATATGAAACAGACATTGGAAGAAGCTGCCCATTCTTTCGCAGAAAGTAGAAGCAGCGGAAGTGCATTCCCAGCATATTATGCAGGCTTTATCGCTGGTGCAGAATGGGCAATGAAATTGAAACATGATAAAGTCAAACTTATGTGTATTAAAGATAGTAATAAAAGGTGTAATCAATGTCACGAATGTGATGTATATGTATTAAATCCTAGCTATTGATATGAAACAGACAGTAGAAGAAGCAAAAATAAAGAAAGCGAAAGCAGAAATGGAGATAACCCGGATTCTGGAAAATCTCGAATTAGAAACCGGATTGAAAACCAATATAGTTTATGTGTATCGGGAAACAGAATCAGAATCTTTATCTCAACCTAAAGAGCGTATAAGAATAGATATTACTTTGATGCTATGAGTAAATATATATACAGGGAAGTAAAGAACTATATCCATAACGAATTAAAGTTGACTAAAGAGGATATAAAGGAAATTATGATTCCAATCGTGAAAGAAGAAGTAAAGCGTATCTTCCATAATACCTACGGAAACGACGTTGATATAGAGAGGTGGGTTCGTTGTATGGTTTCTGACGAAATACAAAGGCATGGTGATTACTCTATGTTGAGGAATTTATGCAGGGAGGTGATTAAGGAAGAAATTGCCGATAGGTTGTCAATTGATATAAGTCTTAAAAAGAAAGAGGGGTAAAATATGCAGAACGAAATTTCTTGGAATGAAAATACTTGTTATGAGATTTATAATCCATATATAGATATTCCTATTTTAGAACCATGTGATACACCTAAAATTGGAAAATATCGTCCAAAAGATGATAGATGTACAAACAAGCAGATTGCGAAACGCAGGAAGAGGAATAAGAACCGTAAAACACATAGGAAATGAGTAGGTTTGAGAAAGAAGTTCTTCCTTTTATAGAAGAGGAAATTATGCGAAAACTCCGTACATACAACGTGTACAGTATAAAGGAGTATGAGGACATACGGAAGGCAGTGAGGTATTCAATCAGATTTTGTAAGAAAAATAAAATTGTTCAATATTGTATTTAATTATGGAAATAAAGAACGGAATAATAATTGATGGAGTGCTGCATGAAATGGTGTCAATAAGAGAAAACTGCTCGTGTGACAATTGCAGCTTGGAAGAAAAATGCGATAAAATAGATTTTTTCTTATGTACATTAATTGCTGGACGGCATAACTCTGATGAACGTTTTATCAATCGTGGCAAAGTAACGGATATTAAGACAGAAAAGGAGGAATAAATCATGTGTAATTCAATAGAATGGGGCAAATGCGAAATATGCGGAAAGGAAGACCAGTTGGAACGTACCTATTTCTACTATTCAATTCATTGTGAATGTTGTGGAAGCAAAGACGAGAATGGGCAAAATAGGCATTTTGAAATGGTAAGACATTGTAGGAAATGCCCGGCTCCTATGCCTAAAGAAATACATCCATTATATAAAGCGATGGATGGTAAGACTTATCGTGCGAATATTTCTAATATGCTTCCCGTTGATGTTAGAGGGGAGTTTATCATAAATGAACCGATAATTAAGGAGGAATAACAATGGAAAATAGAAAGAAATTGGCGATAGCGACTATATGTCGGGTCTATTTGAATATTCACGGCTTTATCACGCCAGCAGAAAACAGAGGAGGGGTAAATGATGCACCAGTGTGACTATTGTTGTTGGTATAACGAAAGATACGGGAATTGCGATTGTCCGTATGTAATGAAGAAGTCGGCTTGTGATAAAGCTAAAAAGGAGAAAGAAAGGAGTGAGAAATGAAATTAAAACATCCATTAGATTGGTATAACGAAAACACACCATCAGAAGATGAAGAATACGAAAAGGGATGTCTATCTATCGCCTTGATAGTAGTAATCATTAACGGTTGTAATTTTATCTTACGAATTATGAAATCAAAACAAGTATTATCAATAGAACAAATGAAGCACTTGCAGGAGCTTGGATTAGATACGAGCGATGCAAGTATGTGCTGGTGTCGCGCTATCTCACATAAATCTGTAACGTGGGAGCTTGAAATCTATGAGTATGTAATAAACCAAAAACTGGATTCTAATTTTTGGGAAACAACCCCTACTTACACCTTGCAGGACATTCTCGACAAGCTGCCGACACTTATAATTATAAGTTCCGATTTTTATAAGATTTGCATTGAACCGTCTTGTGGATATTGGGATATATATTACTATAAATCTGATGCTACAGAACTTATCTCGAAAAAGTCTGAAAATATTATTGATGTGGCTTACGATATGTTGTGTTGGTGTATTGAAAATGGATATATTAAAAAGGAGGGTGAATAATGAAAGCAAGAGTAAAAGCAACCGGAGAAATTATCAATATTGCTGATTACGCACGTGTCACACTTGATAGATGTGATAGTTACGGGAATCCTATTGAATTAAGTTTTGATGAGGTTGAAATACTTCAAGAAAGGTCTGATAATATTGATTGGGAACAAAGACGTTATGAGCTGGTGAAGGCTGCAATGCAAGGATTTTGTAGCAATCCACATGAACAGATAATGAGTGCTGACTCAAATATGGTGGCAGAATGGAGTATTGGTTTCGCTGATTCACTAATAAAGAAACTGAAAGGAGAATAACCATGGATGCAGAATTTAAAAACAAGAAAGAGGTGGTCTTTGACGGCAAAAACCTTATATTCAACGTGGATGGAATAGAAATCAAGAACGGGAAACTGCCTGATTCCTTCAGTGTAAAAGAGCGCTATGAAATAAGCGCGGAAAGTATTTCCATGCTTGTCGTAGCGTTGGGTGACGGGAATACGCTGGCTGAATTTACTGATGTACAAGAAGGATTCAGTTTTTCCAGGAAAACACGGGCTATCTATTCCTTGAAGGATGAGTATGTCAAGAAGCTTGTCGAAGAAATTACCAGGTTGGAAAACAAGGCCAATTCCCTGCAAGAAAAGGTTTATGAAGAACGCAGAAAAGCTTCTGATGAAGAATACAAGCGCTCCTGGTGGGGACGGGCAGAAAAGATTGAACTGAAAACAGAGGAGTGAGAATGGACCTGAGAATAATAGATTTCCCGGAATACCCATGGAAGACCTTGAATGTACATAAGGACTTTAACTACTCGTACAACATCAGTCCGGGAAAGAAAATAGAGGGGGATTTGTTCGATTCCTCCAAGATGAAAGTTGTGTCCTACAATGAAAACAGCCATGTGCAGATATTGGCTGTATGTGACCCTTACGGACCGCCTTTCTATGTACGCAGGGATATGGACGGTTTGTTGTGGTCCTCATGGGTAAAAATAGAGGAGGAACACTTCTGGCAAGAGATTAACGGTTGTGCGGCAGCCATTAATTTCCCTCCTCTGTGTACGTCTCATTATTATTTTTTATGAAAAATGAATCGTTTGAAAGGGCTAAAATCCTTAAGGAAGAGATTGAAAAGTGTAATTCTCTTCTTGAGTCAATTCTAAAAAGCAGCAGGGAATGCTGTGTGTATCGCGATGCCGTCAAGACATCCGGTGACATTGCGGTTATCACTCTTCCCAAGTATTGTACCCAGTACATTATAGATGGACTTTATGTGAAAAAATGCCGACTGGAGCAGGATTTTAAAGAGTTATAAATCAAAACAAGAAAAGAGGAGAAATAATCATGACCGAAGAACTTGTAACATTAGAGACAGCGAAGCTGCTGAAAGAGAAAGGTTTCGTTTGGGAGTGTGAACGCACGATAAGTTGCGATAAAATTATTAGAAGATGGAACCATCCGCAATACATATCATGTTGTACGGAAATAGATGGCGAATTAGTTGAATTTTTATGTCCGACATTGTATGTTGCCCAAAAGTGGCTGCGTGAAACCAAGAACCTGCATATCGAAATATACCGAAGTGCCGTAGGGTATGGCTATGCTATAGTGAAAGCCGATAACGGAACGTGGCAGGAAGATGATGATTCCAGGGGTCCTAATGATGGCGGTCTGTGGGATACCTACGAAGAAGCATTGGAGGCCGGAATTAAGGAAGCGTTAAAACTTATATGATATGGCTAAGAAAATAATGTTTAATGATAAATACAGCTTAACCCAAGCCGTATTGGATGGTCGGAAGACTATGACAAGAAGAGTTTATAAATTACCAGCTAAATCATACGGAGGATTAGAAATTGAAGATAATAAAATAATCACATTTGATATAAGTGGGGAAGAAATAGCAACATCCCCGAAATACTATATTGGCGAAGTAGTTGCCATTGCACAACCATATAGAAATATTGCACATCCCGATGACGGTTTCCTTGATGAAAGATATGAAGTTAAAGACGAATATGTTGTAGGATGGGCAAATAATATGTTTGTACGTGCCGACCTCATGCCGCACCATATCCGAATTACAAACATAAAATTTGAAAAGTTACAATCTATCTCCGAAGAAGATTGCTTGAAAGAAGGTGTTATTAAAAGATTTCACTCACCAACATGTAGAAACTTTTACTATGTGCCAAACGTGGAAGTTAAGAGTAAGGATGATGTTTATTTGACATCACAAGAAGCATTTTCCGCATTGATAGACAGAATATCCTGCAAGGGTACATGGAAATCGAATCCTTATGTCTTCGTTTACGAATTTGAATTAGTTGATTAAGATTATTATGGAAACCGTGGAACTGATAATTAAAGTCTCCATCTCTTTATTCAATGCTATTGCATTAGGATTTGTCCTAATCATGGTAAGCAGATGGCATAGGCGCATGGAGGACAAGCTGAATGAGATAAGGGAATACACCCGTAGGGTTTCAGACCGTGATGATGTTATTTATATGAATCAGCTTCAATGGCTGAAAAGTAAGCTGATTGAGGAGGAACGGTACGAGGAGGCTGCTAAAATAAATAAATGTATTGAGGATGAGTATAACAAATTAAAGAATAGGAAACGTGATTATGAGGCGTGAAATAAAATTCAGAGGTAAAAGCACTGATACGGGAAAATGGGTATATGGATTTCTCTCTTTTTTCTATACTGCCGGAAGGGACGAAAACGGACTTATCCTCACGGACAAGGCGAGGATATATTCTCCGGAAGACGGCTGCTGTTACGACGTATGGGCTGAAACCGTAGGGCAGTTCACCGGCTTGTGCGATAAGAACGGGAAAGAAATATACGAAGGTGACATACTTGTATGTGGTCAATGGATAGCTCTTGTATTGTGGAACAAAAAACTCGCGACATTCGCATTACAATTCGATTTTGAAAAAGAAGTCGGCATGAAACCTTTAGGCGAATGGCAGACTATGACAATCGTCAGTAATATTTACGATAGCCCGGAATTATTGAAAGGGAATAAGCCATGAAAATAAGTTTTGTCTTTTTTCTTGTGAATAAATACAGATTGTATATGTGTGGTAGCCATTCAGATTTGGTTATCTTTGCACACTGAATTTAACTCTGTTTTTATAATCTTATTTTATTTGTAAGGAAATGAATTTATTTTTATTGAACACAACTACTACTGGAGGAAAACTGGAACAGGCATTGGAAAAGTTGGTGGATTTTGGCATGGATGCCGGTAAGGACATATTAATTGCCTTTTTAATCTATGTAATCGGACGTTTCATCATCAAACAGATAAGTGCATTAGTAGCCAAGCTATTCGAAAAACGAAAGATTGAAACCAGTGTACAGACCTTCTTGAAGAGTCTGATAAAGATACTGCTGAACATGATTCTTGCTTTTGCCATAATCGGCAAACTCGGTGTGGAGACCACCAGTTTTGCGGCGTTACTCGCATCTGCCGGTGTAGCTGTGGGTATGGCGCTGTCCGGTAATCTCTCAAATTTTGCCGGTGGACTGATTATACTTGTTTTCAAACCGTTCAAAGTAGGTGACTACATAGACGGTCCGGGAGTAAGTGGTACGATAAAGGAAATACAGATATTTCACACTATACTTTCCACTCTTGACAACCGCATGATTTATGTACCTAATGGAAGTCTCAGTGGTAATGCCGTCACTAATTACAGTAAGCAGGACAAACGTCGTGTTGAATGGGTATTCGGTGTTGAATACGGTGAGGATGTAAAGAGGGTCAGAGCCGTTTTACAGCGCATAATCAATGCAGACAGCCGTATATTGGATACACCGGCTCCCCTTATTGTCTTAGGTTCATTGAGTGCAAGCAGCGTTGATATTACGGTGCGCGTCTGGGTAAAAAGCGCTGACTACTGGAGTGTACTGTATGATATCAATGAAATAGTTTATACTACATTTAATGAAGAAGGAATAGGATTTCCCTTCCCGCAGCTCACTCTACATCACGCAAAAGATTGAGCTTATTATCTATAACAGTTTCCATTTATCAAGAATTTGAAGCTTTATGTTTGCTCTGAAAAGTATGCTATACTGTTCATTAATTCCGAAAAAGAAATCATAAACTCCTTTTGTTTGCTTTTAAACATTATCGGTTGCTAATTTATTGAAGCTTTATATATAGATTTGCAAGTATTTCTTAATTAGGATATGATATAAAAAGATTATTTTAACTGTTTCAGCTTTTATAGCTGTTAGTGGTGTTTATGACAAAAAAGCGGTAGAAGGTTTTGACAAGAATAACAACCTAATATTTTTTTAATTTGTAATTATGATGAAAAAAAGTTTCTTGACTGTTCTATTTGCGCTGTTCTGCACGATGGGATTTGCGCAATTGTCTTTCAATGTAAAGGCCGGTCTTAATCTCAGCAGTTACATCGGTGAAAACTCTGACCATTCCAAATTTAAACCAGGAGCACGCATTGGAGTGGGAATGGAATACCAATTCAGCGGCCTTGTTTCCTTACAGCCCTCGCTATTCTTCTCACAGAAAGGTGCGAAATATTCAAGTGGATATAGCGGTAGCTTCGTAGATGCGGATGCAGATGTGAAGATCAACCAGCTTTATTTGGAATTGCCCATCAATGTACAATTCCGTTTCAATATTGCAGACAATACTAACCTGGTCATTGCGACAGGGCCGTATCTTGCCTGTGGGGTAGGTGGTAAAGCCAAGTTCGATGGCAAGGCATCTGTTGGAGGTATCAATATCAATGGAGATGAGAAAGTCGATACATTCAGTGATGACGGCTTGAATTACAATAGGTTCGATGCCGGTTGGAACATCGGTCTTGGGGTAGAGTTTGGCCGAATTCTTGTGGGGGTTGACACACAGCTTGGCTTCTGCAAGATTATGGATGGGGATGCTCCGCACAATGCGAATATCGGTATTACTCTGGGGTATAAATTTTAAATAGTTCCCTTACGATCCCTTGATTGAGTATATTTTTATTAATAGTTTAACTTTTTTATTGTAGACAATCTATAAATTATTTTATCTGTTTTAAAATAAAACGGTGTAGTATGAAAAAATTATTCATTTTATTAGGAACTCTTTTTTTGTTGTCAGTAGGTGCTTATGCGCAGAAAGGGAAACAAGCCATAGGTTTCGGTCTTGGTTATGGTACAGAAATTGAAAGTATCGGATTGGGAATCAAGTATCAGTATAATATAACCAATCCTATACGTATCGAGCCCTCTCTTAATTATTTTTTTGAAAATGACAATGTAAGCATGCTGGATGTGAACGTGAATTTTCATTATCTGTGTCCGGTAGCTAGCAATGTCAAGCTTTATCCACTGTTTGGGTTGACTTTGTCCAACTGGATGTTTGATATGTATGATGTTGACTGGGATGGGGATCATGTTCATGTGGATGGCGATGGGAATCATAATGAATGTCGTTTCGGTGTAAACTTGGGAGTTGGAGCCGAATTTGCATTGAGCCGTAATTGGGCCATGAATCTTGAATTTAAGTACCAGTTGGTCAGTGATTTTGATCAGGGTGTCATCAACATCGGGGCTGCGTACAGATTTTGAAGAAAATATCGGAACAGAAATCTCATTGATATAAAAGAGGGGATAGGCATAGTTTAATGCTTATCCCCTCTTTTTTAGTGTTTCAATGCTTGGATTTCAAAGCCAAATCAATCGTCATCATCATCATCATCGTCATCATCATCGTAATATCGATAGTGCTTCTTGTGGTGTCTCTTCGGTTTTTTATATTTGTGTTTCTTATGGTGAAATTTATCATGGCGCTCACAGTATGAATTATAGTATTCATGCCAGCAGTCACTATGGTGATGGACTCTGTCATAGAAAGGGGTATAATATACACTTCCCGGATTTATGCCAATCTCCACAAGAATACGGTTCCATCCGTAACGTTGATACCGGTTGTAATAATCGCATACATCATGCATCTTTTTTCCGGAAGTTCTGGCTACCTCAAGTGCAATCCCCACATTTCCCCAGTCTTTTCCACAGCGTCTGTAGTAATCGTCCAAGGAACGGTTTGAAATATTGTATTCCAGACATAGGCGCTTTCTGTAATCAGAAAGTTCCACGGCTGCGTAGCGGTTGGCTCTGCCAATAAAGATGGAAATGCCATCCTGGGCAGGCAAGGTGCAGGCCAATAGGAGAAAAAGCAGTAGTAAATTAATCTTTTTCATAATGTTTTTAAATTAGGTGGATCTTTACTGTATAAAATTAGGACGGCCTTTTTTACAACTCTTATTCCAGTTTTTCTTTTGCTTTTTCAATTTCATCCCCGGCTTCATCCAGGGCTTTCCTCACATCATCTGCTCCCTCCTCAATCTGTTCTTGTGCTTCTTCAAGTGCGTCTTCAACAGATTCCTTTACATTTTCTACACGATCCTTAACCTTGTCTTTTGCTTTTTTCTCTCTGCATGATGTAAAGCCAAGTGCAATTGTGCATGCCAATATGGCAAATAAAAACTTTTTCATATTCTTACATTTAGTGATATTGTTTGATTCGTTAAAATTCAAATGTAGAAATAAATATTGTCTTTAGCAAATGGTGGAAACATTTTTAAAGATAATGTAGGAGTAAAATATCTTATTTATTGGTACAATATGTAATGAAAGTCTTCCAAATAATCGGATAAATTGGAGACAACTTGCTTTTGAGATGTAGCCTGTAATATGTACAAAAAAGGCTATCCTCCCGGACAGCCAATCTTTTTGTTAACCTTAATCTAATACTATGAAAAACACATTGCAAAGGTAAGGTTTTGTGGAAGTTATGCAAATTATGAGCCTTTGTTCAGCCATCTTATAACATGGTTTAGCTGGTAAATGTACTTGTTAACCATTAACGGTGTAATTGTTAAATTGAAGGTTGGGATTTATTTAAGGTATTGCTGGCTAAAGCAAAATCTTCTGCCAAATCGTGTCAGTAACTTCTTTGATGCCGAATAGTCCGTTCGTGGATTATTCGGTATCTTTATTTTGTAAATCAAAATAATAAAGTATGTACGCAGTAAATCAGTATGATGCAGTTGCAGAGAGTTATGATTCTCTGTTCAAAGACAAAGCCAGTATTGAGGAGAATCGTAAGATTGCCTCAATGCTTTTTGAGGTTTCAGGGATTTTTCTGGATGTGGGATGTGGTACGGGGTTACTCCTTGATATTCTGAAAGTGTCTCCGGATGAATATTGGGGTATTGACCCAAGTAGTAAGATGCTTGATGTTTTCAGAAAGAAGCATCCGGAGTATAATAATTTGTGTATTCCGTTTGAGTTGCTCAATTTAAAGTTTGCAACATTCAATAGCATTGTAGCTTTGTTCGGCTCGGCCAGTTACATTGATATTGAAGCACTGACGGATATTCCCGAAGGAAAGAATATTTTCCTCATGTTCTACAAGGAGAATTATCATCCGGTAACTTATAAACGTACCGGCTGTAATCTGGAACATTACAGTCATTCAAGGAGTGAGCTGGAGGAAAGATTTCCTCATTGTGAAGTAAGGGAGTTTGATAACTATTATATCGTGACGAACGTATGATATTGTATTCAGAGCAGAATGTATATGAAGCGGCAAAAGACCGGATAAGGAAGTTGTTTTCTATGGGGGACAGATTAGGTGTTTGTTTCTCCGGAGGCAAGGATAGTACTGCCTTATTACACCTTACTTTGGAAGTGACAAGTGAATTGGGCATTCAAAAGTTGCCGGTTATATTTCTTGATCAGGAATGTGAGTACACATATACTGTTGAGTATATGCGTTATGTTATGTCATTGCCAGAGGTGGAACCTATTTGGGTGCAAATTCCGTTCCGGTTATGGAATGCGAACAGTGGTGACTGGTTTATCCCTTGGGAGCCAGGGAAAGTGTGGATGCGTGAGAAAGAAGATGTCTCTTTTAAGGAAAACGTCTATGGAGTCGACAGATTTAAGGATATGTTTGATGCCATCGCATATCATCACTTGGGAGGGGGGTATATATCTTTGGGAGGTGTCCGTATTGAAGAGTCACCAGCTCGTCGTGCTGGATTGACGGGAAAGGAAACCTTGCCAGGAATGACATATGGAAAACGTTGTAGCCATGGTGTTGTTATATATCCTTTGTATGATTGGTCATATCGCGATATATGGTATTACATCTTCTCCAATCGGTTGAAATACAATAAGGTCTACAACTATATCTTTTCAAAGGAACCGTTGCGTTCTGCAAGGGTATCTTCTCTTATCCATGAGAACAGTAATCAGAATATTCCTTACTTGCAAGAGATTGACCCGAAGGCTTATAATGCCATGTACATGCGTATTCCCAATATTGGCACAACGAACCATCTTCTGTTGGATGCCTTTGAAGAGGTAAGAAACTATCCCAACTGTTTCAAGGACTGGCCGGAATATCTGCAATATCTCATAGACAATATCGTAGCTGAGAGCAAGAATAAAGTAATTTTTACCAATAATCTAAATACGGTGGTTGATAAGATTGCGGGCTGGTCTGATTCCGATCGCGTTGATATATATCGCGCCTTTGCCCGTGGTATCATCACAGAGGACTTTGAACAGACAAAGTTGAATAATAGGTTATTGGTTCATAAATCAAAGTATAAATATGGAAAAACTAAAAGAAATAATCATCCGGATGCTTGATGAAGCGCCAGATAAAATAAACTTCTTCAATGAGATAAGACAGATTTTATTCTCTCTGTCTCCTGAAAAGGCCAATCCGGTGGACCGTGTCCTCTGGGTACCGATGGATATGGTGAAGGCGAACAACTATAATCCGAACGCTGTGGCAAAGCAGGAGATGCAGCTCCTTTATACTTCCATTCGTGAAGATGGATATACACAGCCAATTGTTACGATTTGGAGTGAAGAGGAGCAAAAGTATATTATTGTCGACGGGTTTCATCGTAACCTTATCGCGCGCATGTATAAGGACATTGCCCAGCGCAATAGTGGGCGTCTTCCCATTGTTGTCATTGACAAGGATATCAACGACCGTATGGCTTCTACGGTCCGTCACAATCGTGCCCGTGGCAAGCATTCCGTTGATGGCATGACAAACATCATTTATAACATGATAAAAAACGGTGAGTCGGATGCTGTTATTTGTAGAAAGCTTGGCATGGAGCCGTTGGAGCTTGTGAAGCTGAAGCATATTACCGGTTTTGCCAAGATGTTCAGGAATTATGAATACAGCAAAGCCATCAAAGAAATTGTTCATCATACAAACTCATTGGAATTATAACTATGGATATACAGAGCATTGCAATAGATAGGATTATTCCGTATTGGAATAATGCCCGGAACAATAGTAAGGCTGTTAAGCCGGTAGAAGAGTCAATAAAGAAATATGGTTTCAATCAGCCGCTTGTGTTGGATAAGAATTTTGAAATCATTGTTGGTCATACACGGTATTTTGCCCTTTTGAATCTTGGATATAAAGAGGTCCCGTGCATCATTGTGGACTTGGACGAGGAAAAGGCGCGTCAGTATCGTATCGCAGATAATAAGACATCAGAATTTGCGTCATGGGATGAAGAGAAACTGATACGTGAGCTTAGGACAATGAATGTACCTGCAGATATGCAAGACTTCTTTTTTGAACCCATAGACCAGTTACTCGGTTTTGACATGAATTTTATTCCGACAAACAATTATGTCACGGAAGAGTCGCAATCAGAAGCGGCAAAACAGGAATTCAGTGAGGAAATGCATCGCCAAGAGAATGAATCTTTCAGGAAGAAGGCAGAACGTATTGAAGAAGGTCTGGAGCAGGAAAGAACTGAATATATTGAACTTGCATGTCCTCATTGTGGAGAGATTATCAGAATGAAGAAATAATATGGCGGCACCGACGGGAAATAAATTTTGGATGTTAAGGAGCAAGCATGGGAGGGATAAACTCTTTTCCACGCCAGAACTCTTATGGGAGGCGGCATGTGAGTATTTCCAATGGTGTGATGAAAATCCCTGGTTGTCCAAAAAGGCCATTCAAAAGACTGTTCCGGTAAAAAGGAAAAAAGGGAAGAAGGTGGAGACAGTCAATGAGCAACAAGTACAACAAGAAGTTTCCCCGACTTCCCGTCCGTATTCCCTAACCGGGTTCTGTATTTATGTAGGTGCTTCTTCCAAGTGGTGGAGCACTTTTCGTTCCGAATGTAGAAATAAGAATGATGAAGATTTTTTGGAGGTCATCGCACGCGTGGAGGAAACCATCGAAACGCAGCAGTTTGAGGGAGCGTGCGTTGGAGCTTTCAATGCGAATATCATTGCCCGAAAGTTAGGGCTTGTTGACAAGCAGGAGGTGGACCATACGAATGCAGGAAAAGAGTTCAAAGGATTTAATTTTCTACCATATACAGAAGATGCGGAGAAAGTCAAGTAATGGGATATAAGGTCAATATAAAGCAGAGGTTAGCCTATAACTACCTTCGTGACGATGTTACGAAGTTTCTGTGTTATGGTGGCGCTGGTGGAGGTGGAAAATCATGGCTTGGGTGTGAATGGCTTATGCAATGTGCTTACTATCTCCCGGGCACTCGATGGTTCGCTGGCCGAAATAATTTGAAAGATAGCCGTGAGTCTATCTCTGTCACTTTCAACAAGGTGGCAAAGTGGCATCGATTCACTGACTACAAGCAGACCAATGACGGTATACTTTTAGGGAATGGGGCGGAAATCATCTTTCTTGACTTGACATATTATCCCGTCAAAGACCCGATGTATGAGCGATTGGGCTCCAAGGAGTTTACTGGAGGGTGGATTGAAGAAGCCGGGCAGGTTCACTACCTCGCATTTGAGGTTTTGAAGACGCGTATAGGACGGCACTTGAATGATGTGTATGGAATATCCGGGAAGATACTTATCACTTGCAATCCAAAGAAGAACTGGCTTTATCGTGAGTTCTACAAACCGTGGAAAGAAGGCAAGCTGGAAGCCCCATACGCTTTTATTCAAGCATTGGTGCAGGATAATCCCTACGCTACCGAGGACTACATAGATACGCTCCGCAATACCAGGGACAAAGTGACAAAGGAGCGCTTGTACTATGGTAATTGGGAGTATGACAACGACCCGACAGCACTCTGTGATTATGATGCCATTTGTGACCTATTCGCAAATGAGCACGTAAAACCGATAGGATTATCGACGGGAGCAGCTGACCTTGCCATGAAAGGACGCGACCGTTTTGTCGGGGGGCACTGGGTGGGTAATGTGTGTTATATCCGGTTAGACCAGGAATATAGCACGGGTAAATCTATTGAGACGGACCTTAAAAACATGATGATACAGTGGAAGATTCCACGTAGCATGATGATAGTTGATAGTGATGGACTTGGAAGCTACCTTGAAAGTTATTTGAATGGTATCAAAGAATTTCATGGTGGTACCCGACCGATTAATCCAGAGTACGACAACCTGAAATCTGAATGTGCATTTAAGCTTGCAGAGCTAATAAATAATCGGCAGATAAGAATTATATGTACGGAAGCGCAAAGAGAGCGCATAATGGAAGAATTGTCCGTCTTGAAGCAAGATCATATAGATGCCGATACCCGGAAGAAAGGGATAATCAGCAAGGAGAATATGAAAGATATACTCGGGCATTCTCCGGATTACCTCGACATGTTGATAATGGCAATGCTTTTTCGTATAAAACCGATACCTAAAAGACCCAAAGCAAAATTAGGACAGATATGACAGTAAAAGAGTTTTTGATATTGAGTGACGTGGCGAGCAATGCTGCTGAATTGTTGGAGCAGATAGGAAAGTTGCCTAAACCGGACTTTGTCGCAGGTGTCAGAGTTCCGGAGACTCTGAACGACCTCACCATAGGTCAGTTGATGGAACTGCAATCCGTACGCAATGTAATAGACTGTATAATGGTTCCATGTCGTGTTGTCCTCGGTTTGCCTATTGATAAGATAGAGAAGTATGAAGCAGCGGATATTTGGGGATTCTCCACATGGGTAACTAGGGAAGTTGAACGTATTACCAAGCTCTTTGAAACTACAAGCGTGGCACCGACTCCGGAAGAAAGACGTGCTGGGGTTGATAAACTTTCGTTCGGGTTGTTTGGCTTGGTGGATTACTATGCTACCCGCATGGGGATAACTGACCATGAGCAGGTAGAATGTGTTCCATGGGTGAGGGTATATAAATGCCTTGACATGGATGCAGAGAAAATACGCTATGAACGTCGATTACGGGAAATATATCAGAATAAGCAATGAATACAAGTGTAGAAAGGAAGATAGCTTCTGTTGCAGAAAAGCTGGAAGGAGTCACCTATTTGTTCGATAACTGGGCGACCGCCAATGTCAGGTTGGATAAGATGCCATTGCCGGCCATTATAAATTTGCTTCCTATATCCGGGAAATTCGTCATATCAAGAACACAGCTAAGGGATTCTCCTAACTGCATGATAGCATTTGCTGATAAGACCAAATTTGATTTCGATGGGGTGGAGAATGAGGAGGTCATTGAGAGATGCAAAGGATATGCGGTTCAGTTTATCCGTGAGTTGAATAGGAGCGAGCTGTTTGAGTGGGTGAGCGATGAGGTACCTTATTCCGTTTTCTATGATAAGCTGGATGTAAATGTTACCGGAATAGTAATAGAATTGAAATTGAAAGAGGTTCAAGGAGCGCCCATGTGCTAGTTATGGAAGATAGGAGGAAAGAGGTAAAGGCGATATTGTGTGAGGAGTTGGATAATCTTCGGCAGCGCATCATAGAAAATCATATACGGGCTGGGCAGCGTGCAAGTGGCAAAACTATCAAGAGCCTGCACGTTGTCGTGGATGATAATCATGGTACTCTTTATGGTCGTCAAGCGTTCGGAGTTCTGGAGGTGGGACGTGCCTCGGGGAAAGTACCGAAAGGATTCTATAAGATTATTCAGCAATGGATGATAGACAAGGGTATCCAAGTGGAGAGACCAAGGTCATTTGCATACCTTGTGGCCCGGAAGATAGCAACAGAGGGCACATCACTTTATCGCTCTGGTACGTACGAGGATATATATACAACGGACGTGGAGCAAACAATACGGGACATTATGGACCGTGTGTTTGGTATACTCGTTGATGATGTGACACATATAAATCTACATAGTAATGAGAACTCATAAGATAGGGGAAACAACCATAGAATATCCGGATGAAATATCTTTCTGTTTTAATCCGGTAGTGATAAACATTTACGGGCATGCTTGGGATTACGTGGAGGTGACGGTGACTGATATCGTTTCTGAAATTTCATACAAGGAGAAGAGGGCTCTGTTTAATAATGCATGCTTTTTTGATGTGTCGTTTTACATGCAGTCTACATTTGACACTGTAGAATTTGGGAAAATTGATTATTCACAGACGATTCCGAAAGATAGCGGGGTAGGACGTGTGTTCTCTGTAGATATTGACTTTTATTCGGACAGTTCAATGTCTGAAAGTTTTCAATTCAATACGTTCATCATTTGGGGGGCAATGAAGGTGGGTGAACGGTATAATGGAAATCGTATATTGACGTGGTTTAAAAACCTTCCGTTTACGGTAGGAATGTATACGGCCGGTAATGCTAATGTGAGTGTGACCGCTGACAGCATTTCTTTACCAGCTATTACATTGTCTGAAAGAAAGGTGTATAATATTACTTTGAATGGAATTGATGCAAACAATGAGGTCGTATTGAAATTGCCGGGAACGAGTGTGGGGGCAAACGTGTTCGACAATACATTTGATTTTACTTTTCATGCATTGACGAATATGGCTGTAAACGTGAGGCTTTTAGTTGATGAATGCACGGATGGAATTTATTTACGTTGGATAAATCGTCATGGCTTTTATTGCTATTGGTTGTTTAAACGTGGTGATGAGAGTAAACAAATTGCCAATGATGGTGAATTTATTCGTAATAATATGCAAGACTATAACTATGTTAATGGCTATCATGGAGGTTCAGGACGTAAGCAGAGAAAAACAGAAGAGAATACATTGTTGGTGTGTGCTCCTTTAGTGGACTCTGAAACGTTTGACTTCTTGTTTCAACTCGCGTTGTCACCCATCGTTGATATGTATGCAGGTAAAAATGTGAATGGAGTTGATAGCTGGAAGGCGGTGAATGTATCTGTTGGTAACTTCAATAAGACAAGAGCCGTATTGCAGGATTTCGTAGCAACAATCATATTACCAGAAACAAGAGTACAAAGCTTATGAGAAATGACATGCTATTTATTGATGGTAAGTTGGTAGACTTGGACGATAATACCAAGATTACACTTAATTTCAAGAGCAATATTTTTACAGACTTGAGTAAGATTGTGAGCAATAATAGTTATACAATCAAATTACCTAAGACAATAAGGAATCAACGTATCATATCGCATGCTGAGCTTCCATCTGCAGACTCCGGTTATCCTCGGAAATATCATGATGCAAGATATTTTCGTAATGGGGTAGAGGTTATTCCAACTGCTAAGGCTGTACTTATATCTATATCTGATAAGATTGAGATTGCCATGACGTGGGGAAATATAACAGCACTATCATCAATGCTTGAAAGTGGAAAAAGCCTGAGAGATATGGATGCTGGTGAATATGTGGGAGGTATATATTATCCGAAATATATTGAATGGAAAGATTGGGGAGAAAATGATCGTGTATATCCAAAGGTTGACTATGGTTTCAGAAATGGAGATTCAATGGTGTGGTATCATCCTGTTCAGTCTGTAAAACAAATCATGGAATACATAGAAGAGGATAACGGCATATCTTTTATTTTTCCAAAAGACAAAGAGGCTTTATTGGAAAACATGTTTGTTCCATTATTGGAAAAAAATCCAAGCGAAGAGTATGCAGAAATCGAAGCTATAACCGTTGATTTAAAGGGTGTTGCAGAGGATAGGGCTGGCAAGACAAACATATACTTCAACGATATGGGAAATGTTGGTTCGTTTTATGGAAACCTTGCAGTAATAGGAAACGGAGTGAGTGGAGGATATTACAATGGCTATAGGTCTAAAGTCATAAATGCTGTACCTAAGATATCGGGTAATTTTAAAGTTAAAGTAAATACAAATGTGGCTCCATTATCTGCTACATTGGAAGTTTATAATTACAACTTCAATGAAGTCGGTAGCGAACTGGATACAAGTACTGTACTTACAATTCCATTACTGAATGTAAATTTTATAAGTGACGGTGTATATGAGGTCTTGTTTCAATTTGAGAATAGGCAAACAGAGATGCTTTCTACTCTACATTCTTCTATTCCTCATCTGAAATTTGCTTTGCAGAATATAGGCAAGCCATCTGATGTCGTTTCTATTAGCGGCACGTTGAAGATAACGAATATAGAGCAAGAAATATTATTGGGTGGTAGATATTGGATAATACCTAATCTGCCAGATATAAAGCAGTCTGATTTTATTAAAGCTATATCGGCAATCATAGGTACTTTCCCTTTGTTCACAGAAAGTAACGGCCTTGTGTTTGTATCATTTGATACAATTATGTCTAATAAGGCGAAAGCGTTGGATTGGACCCGTAGGCTGGTTGCTACATATAAAGATAATAAACCTAATGCGATTGCCTATTCTCTTGATGATTTTTCTCAAAAGAATTTTTATAGATGGAAGGAGGATGATACGGTAGTGGGGAAATATGATGGGTATTTGTTTGTAGAAAACGAAACGATAGAAAGTGAAAGAGATGTTGTTGAATTGCCGTTTGCTGCTAGTGACCAATTCTCGGATGTAGCCAAGATACCAATATATTCATATGATGAGGAAGGTAATTTGGAATACAATTCAGTTGAGCCAAGATTATTGGCTTATAATGGTGTGAAAGGGGTATTTACTGGTCTTGATTGGAATACACTCCTTTCTATGTATTACCAAACATACCAATCTATCATACGAAGGCCTATTGTTATTACAGAAAAGATAGAAATAAATGATATTGAGTTGAGAGACTTAGATATGACTGTTCCAATTTATTTGGCCCAATATGGTAGATATTATGCCATTATTTCCATTAAGGCAGAAGATACGGGAATATGTGAATGTAAATTGTTACAATTGGAGGTGTAGTTATGGGAAATGCGGAAGAGAAAATATTAGAGATTAAAGTGAGGTATGATAAAGCCATTACTAAGATAGCTGAATACAGTACTGAACTTGATAAATTAAAAGCAAGGGAAAAGCAGTTGAAGGAGGATGTGAGTAAAGGGCGGATAGAGAGGGAAAAATACAACTTAATGATGGCAGAAACAAAGATAGCCGCCAAAGAATACACCGAATCTATCCGTGTATTGAATAAACAAATTCAAAATGAACGTAAAGAGCAGACAGAGATGGAAGGAAGCCTTGTTAGGTTGCGGGCTGAGCTTTCCAATCTTACTGCTGCTTATGACAGATTAAGTCGTGTAGAGCGTGAGGGAGTCAAAGGCAAAGAGCTGCAAGATAAGATAAATGCCATTACCGATGAACTGAAAGGTGCGGAAGAAGAAACGCAGCGCTTTTATCGGAATGTAGGAAACTATGAAGCTGCTATTTTAAAGGCTGCACAATCAAATATCCCATTTCTTGATTCAATTATTAAAATGCAAACAGAACTTGGAGGAGTGAAACAAGCTTTTAATGTTGGGAAAACAGCTGTTATAGGATTTAGTAAGCAATTATTAGCTTTACTGACGAATCCGATAGTTGCTATTCTTGCTAGTATTGCTGCAGCGATAATGCTTGTATCCAAAGCTATAAATTCCAGTGAAGAAGCGTCAAATCGTTGGAACATTATTACTGCTCCATTATCAAGGTCACTTGATTTTCTTTTGAACATAGTTCAACGATTAGCGGGAGGTATTCTATCTGTTGTCGAGTCTGGAGCAAAGATGATTGGATGGATAGCTAAGATGGCAGAAAAATTGCCTGGCATAGGAAAGTATATCAGGGACATTAACGATGCCAATAGAGAGGCTATCAAACTGGCTAAGGAAGAAGCAGCCATAGCAAAACAAGCGCGAACGGACCAAATACAGAATGCTAAAGACCAGCTGGAGGTCGCACGTTTGCGCCAGCAGGCGAAAGACAAGGAGAAGTTCACGGCAGAGGAGAGACTTGCTTTCGTAAAGCAGGCTAATAAGCTTGAAGAGGAGCAGGCAAAGCGGAATGTGGATTTGGCAACGAGAGAGTTTGAGCTTCTTCGTAAGCGTTCAGAATGGGCAGAAAATGATGCAGAGACAAATGATAAGTTGGCTGAACTTGAAGCTGCAAAATACAATGCGGAGAAGGAGTATTTCTCTAAAACTATGGAATTACTTGAGCAGGAGAATACGATTAGAGGAGAAATAGTCACAGTGCAGAAAGCTGTGGCAGAGAAAGTGGCTGCCATCAAAGAAAAAGAGCGCGAGGAAATCCGAAAAGCAGAAGATGAAGCCTTGAAGATAGTCAAGGATGCCCAAGAAAAACAATTTATTGAGACTAAGAGAGTGTATGAGCGTCAGATAGAGGATTTACGCATTCGTTTACGTACTGAAATAGGTCTTACAGCAACTATGCGCCAAGCACTCAATCAGCAGATCATTGCACTTGAACAGCAAAAAAATGATGCATTACAGCAATTATCGGAAGAACAACTGATGAAGGAGATGGAGAACCGGCAGAAACTAATCTCTCTGCAACTTGAATCCGTAAAAGCTGGAAGTGAGCAGGAGTACCAACTAAAGATGCAGCAACTTGTTGCCCAACGTGACGTAGAACTCCGTCAGAAAGAGCTTACTGAACAGATGAAGCTTGCTATTACGGAGAAGTACAATAAAGAGATTGATGATTTGTCCGTTCAACATGAGAATGATACAGCAAAGAAACAAGCTGATGCACTCAAACTTCGATTGGATAATGAATTGGCAGAAGCTAAATTGAATGGAGATAGTGAACTTGAGCTTCTTCGTATGCAGGAACAGCAGAAGCTTGAACTGAAAGACAGCTTGAGACGGATGGAAGAGGAGAGTGATGCCGAATTCCGGGCCAGACAGCTTGCTGCAGACCAAGAATACTTGGATGCAAAGCAGGCGGTCATTGACAAGGAAGTGGAGATGCAGCAAAATAAAGGTGAATCCCTTTCTGTCTTGGCAGGGAATCTTTCTGATTTGTTGGAACAAGCGGCAGGAGATAACGAGAATATGGCCCAGTTGGCGAAAATACTGGCTATTGCGGAGGTTTCTATCGCACAAGGGGTAGCCATTGCCAAAGCCGTAGAAACAGCTACCCGCTCATCTGCAACATGGATTGACATGCTTGCTGCGATAGGTACTGTAGTGGCATCTGTAACTACTGTTATGGGAAAGGCTATGAAATCGGTGAAAAGTGCTAAATTTGCACAAGGAGGTAAAGTTGAAGGGCCAGGTTCCGGTACAAGCGATTCCATACCTGCTATGTTGTCCAACGGTGAAAGTGTAATGACGGCTGCTGCAACCTCGATGTTTGCTCCGTTATTGTCGGCTTTCAATCAGATAGGAGGAGGTATTCCCATTAATGTAACAGCTTCTTCCAATCAGGCGTTAGGAGAGGACATGCTGGCCAAAGCTGTTGCAAAAGGTATGATGATGGCGCCTGCTCCGGTGGTTTCTGTGGAAGAGTTTACCTCTGTTGCTAATAGGGTTAAGTACGTTGAAAATCTTGGTAGTATATGAAAGCATATGAACTATTGATATTGAATAAGAGTCTTCTTCAAATGATGGGGGATGCTTCGCTTGATGTCGGGGATGTGAAATATATTCCCGTGTATCAAGAGTATGTCCGTCTGTCAAAGGAGGGGCATAAAAAGACTTATATCATGCAATATTTATCCGATGAGTATAATATTGCGGAAAGGACAATTTATCGGATAATAGATAAGTTCTCAAGTAAAGTGGATATTTAGGGGCGGAATTATTCCGCTCTTTTTTTTGTTTTGAAAAAGTTGCTGACAAAGCGTGTCAGTGGAATAGACTTCTTATTTTCTTCAAGCCGTATCATGTTTTCTACCTTTGTTACAAACAATTATGTGATATGGCTAAATTATACATTAACAAGGACATTGTAGCCGATAAGGATAAAATGGAAAATTGGTATTTGACCGGTGACGAGGGGCTTTCGTTTCCGGATATCCAATACTTCCTTTCATGGCTTGACCCAGCTGACCCTAAAATTGACATTGAAATCCATTCGTGTGGCGGTGATACAGTTGAGGGGTATGCTATTTATGATGCATTACGTGCGTCAGGTAAGGAAATATCTTGTACCGTTGTTGGACGATGTGCTTCTATGGCTACCATCATTTTGCTTTCTGCTCCACTTGAACGCAGAAAAGCTTATCCTCATGCAAAGTTTCTCATCCACAAACCATATTTGGCAAGATATGATGATTTATTGGACCTTGAAACTATAGAATCCATCAAATCAAGTCTGGAAGCGGAAAAGGATAAGATGATGGCTGTATATGTTGAACGGACAGGAGTTGAATCGACCATTTTGGAGGTCCAGATGAACAAGGAGGCATGGTTTGGCGGTGAGGTTGCAAAACAACTTGGATTTATATCTGATGTTCTTATACCGACTACAGCAAAAGGAACTGATTATAAACTTAATAGTGAGAAAATGAACAAAGAAAAACAAGTAACGGTAAAGCAATCTATCATTGACAGATTGCTTGCGAAATGTGGCTACCAGAAGATAGAAGACATTCCGGTAGTATCTATGGAACTGACAGATGCCGAAGGTAATACACTGACGGTGGAACGTGAAGAAGGAGAACCGCAAGTGGGAGATGCGGCATCCCCCGATGGCGAGCATGTTATGCCCGATGGTAAGACTATCATTGTAACAGACGGAGTGATTACAGAAATCAAAGACCCGGAAGAAGCAAACGGTGATGAGGAGATTGAAGCTTTAAAGGCGCGCATTGAAGAACTTGAAGAGGAAAATGCGGCATTGAAAACCAATGCCCGTACAGTTGAGGACAATAAGATACTGAATGCTGTAAAGATGGCAGGGGGTGAGAATTGGCTAGCAAAACATTGTTCAACCTATAGAGTCTCTTTGCGTACCCAATCCTTCAAGAATACTGTTGAGACACAAGCAAGTGCAGAGGAGACACCTATTCAAAGAAAATTGAGAGAGGAAAGGGAGAAGAGAGCTAAAAAGTAAAGAAAGGAGAATTGAGTATGCCTATTTTAGATTTTTCAAAATTGACGCCAGACAATCAGGCGGTGAAAGATTTGAAAGACTTGATTGAACTGACAGTCTTTCAAAATGAGGATATGGAGCGTTTTATGACGTTCATGCCTAAAGTGACCAATGGCAAGAAAGTTGGCTTCATCGGTGAGATGGAGGATGTAGGTATCGCAGGCGCCGGATGTGACCCTGAATATCAAAAAGTGGCTATCGCTGCCGCCCAGAAAGTATGGGAAATTGGTGACTGGCAAGTCCCGTTGGAAATGTGCTATGAGGACTTGGAGAATACTATTGCAAAGTACTGCTTGAAGACCGGTACCAATATTGCGGACCTTACCTCTACTGAATATATGGATGGGATTGTCCTTCCAAAACTGACGGAAGCAATGATGAAAATGTTATGGCGCTTCACTTGGTTTGGAGACAAGGATGCCGCTAATATTGACGGTTCCGGTCAAATTACGGATGGATTGAATGTAGAATTGTTCAAGACATGTGACGGTTTCTTTAAACGCTTGTTTGCCATATGTACAGAGAATTCCGGTCAGCATACCGTTATATCAGCCAACTCTGAAACATCTTATGCTTTGCAGAAGTCCAAGATGAAAGAATTGGGGGCTGCTACATCTGTGTTTGACGCGATGCTTGAAGATGCGGATAGCCGTATTTTCCAGAAGTCCGGACATGCAATTTTTGCTACAAAATCATTATGTGATTCTTTGTCACGTGATGTGAGGGAGAAATATAAGGTTATTATGCCTTGGACGGTTATTTTTGACGGCCTTGAAGTAGGAGAGTATGACGGCGTTACGGTTGTAAAATGCTCTATCTGGGACCGATTTATTCAAGCATATCAGAACGACAAGACGAAACTGAACCTTCCTCACCGTGCGGTTCTGTGTTCTCCGGACAACTTGATGTATGGCTGTGAAGGCGATAATCCGATATCTGACCTTGATATCTGGTTTGAAAGAAAACCCCGTAAGAATTACATCTATTCTACTGGTAAACTCGGTTCTATGATTGGCGAGGACAACTTGGTGCAAGTAGCATATTGACAAAAGGAGGTATTCTATGGGAGTATGTGATGATATTTTAAAGAAAGATATTGTTCCGTCGTGTGATGATCCAGTAGTACAAGGATTGGAGCAGGAAGGGGTAATAATGAATCGTGCGGATGTGGACTTTGCAGCCACAGTATTCAATTCTACAAAAAAGAATGTGATTGAAACGCTGGCTATGAAAACCGGGAAGAAGGCTTATAAGGTTGTTGTTCCTGGTAAAAATCCATTTACGGGTACAAAGACCTCATTAGTGGCTGGCACATATCGTAGTTCGTTTACCAATACTGTCGCGATTGTGATATTGGCAAACGACCCGGATGTATGCGCTGATGTTATTGACGGATTGGCTAACGGTACCTATGTTGTGGTGTTGGAGAATAAATATAAGGGTTTACAGAAAGAAGGAAACCCTGGTGATGCCGCTTTTCAGGTGTATGGTTACTACCAAGGGCTTACAGCTACAGCTATCGACAACGATAAGTATAGCGAGGATACTGAAGGTGGATGGGCTGTTACCTTGGAAGAGCAGAAAACGCCTAAATCTGCATTATTCTTGTTCAAGACGAGTTATGAAGCAACTAAGACTGCTGTCAACACTTTGACGGCTGAACCGGCAGCATAGGAGGGAATATGCTTGTCTTGGAGATGGTTGATAAGTTGAAGAGATTGGGGGATAAGGTCTCCCTTTCTTCTTCTGATAAATCAGACATTGAACTGATGTTTCATGAAGTTCTTGGTAGGACATTTACCAAGACCTCATGTGGTGATTGCTATCGTGACGCTGTGATTGAAATGTATTCGTACTTAAAAAGATATGGAAAAATGAAAGAAAAATCAAGTTATGCATTGAAAAATGGTGTATTGCTCCAAGTAGGCTTTGGAAGTAGTGAAATGTACACCAACAACAATCTTACTGACGAAGCGGCAGAAAGGTATCTTGCGGAAAATCCTAAAGGGATAGTCTTTTTTGCTTCAACGCCTTCCGATTGGGAGAAAAGGGTTGAAAGACGGATGAGTCCTGCTTTACCATTGGATGAAACTTTGGTTTCAGAATTGGTGAAAGCCTTTGAAGTGGAAGGTGCTACTTCTGAGTTTGTGAGAGATGCGTTCAAGACTTATAAACTGAACGGGAAGAAAGTTACAGCTAAAGTATTGGATGCTCATATTAAAGAGGCTCAATCTGTAGTTGACTCTAAGCAGACTATAGAAGCCGTAGAAACGGTGAAATAAAGAATAACCTCACGGAACGATGAATGTAAATGAATTAAAGAAGAAGAGTAATAGGCGTGTTGACACGGGCTATTTACGTAATCTTGGCATCCAAAGCTACGGTGATGATAATTTATATCCCCAACATCTAAGAAATATCATCGCTGCGAGTTCAACGGGTAGCGAATGTGCAGAACGTTATGCCAATTTCATAGAGGGAAATGGGTTTCGTGAGGTTGCTTTTTCTGAATATGTGGTTAACCGCCGTGGAGATACGGCAGATGACATCCATGCTTTCGTCTGCAAGGATGTTGCTGATTACGATGGGATGGCGATACATGTTAATTATAATATGTTCGCAGATATAGTGGAAGTACAGCACATCCCCTTTGAAAATTGCCGTTTGTTGGAGGAGGATGAATCCGGATATATCGCAAAAATCGCAGTTCATCCGGATTGGACAGGAAAGAAAACCCGTCAGGGAAAAGCCATAAAGGTAATACCAGAAAATGTGGAGTTTATAGATGTATTTAATCCACGTAAGGAGGTGGTCTATGCGCAAATTCGGGCTGCCGGAGGGATTGAAAACTATAAGGGGCAGATACTATGGATTAGCAACACAGGGAAATTCGTGTATCCTATCGGAAGAGCTGACCGTGTGATTACGGAAATGAGTACGGATGAGGGATTAGCCAATGTGAAGTATCGTAATGTGCGTTGTAACTTCATGCCTTCCGGGATGATAATTACAAAGAAAGGTGCTTCTTCGGTACGTTTTGATGAAAACGGAAATCCTATAAAAGAGGATAGGACTAATGAAGATACTGGTTTTTCTGATACTATCGTGCAATTACAAGGAGACACCAATGCGACAAAGGTCTTAGAGGTAACCTTGGAATCTGATGAAGAAAAACCGGAGTTTGTGGATATTAGTCCTAAAAATTATGATAAGGAGTTTACCGTTACTGATGCCAGTGTGGTTGAACGTATTTATTCGGCTTTCGGGCAGGAGCCTTGGTATTGTATCCGGATTGGTAAGGTTGGTTTTTCTGGGGATATATTGGAAGATGCTTTTGAATACTATAACTCTATTGTGTCAAAGCAACAACGCATGATTGAACGGGCTTTTCAGAAAATTTTTGCGCATTGGTATGAACCTCTCAATCCTTCCAATGACTTTAGTGTACAACCTCTTAAATATATAAGAAATGCTGCGATGTCTAATAACAACAGATGAGGTCTATAAGTTGGCTCGTACGATGTCAATACACATCGATACGGAAAAGATAGAGGCATATATTCGGGAGTCGGAGAACATTGATTTGAAGTCAGCTTTGGGTGATGCTTTATTCTTAGATGTGAAAGAACATCCGGAAAATTATAGTGAGTTGCTTAATGGTAGTTCTTATACCATAGAATGTGGAGGCAAACGTTCCTTTGTAGGGCTGAAAACGACATTGGCATATTATACCTATGCTCGTATCGTGAAAAATGGAGATGGAAATGTCACCCGTTTTGGATTTGTCAATAAAGATAACGAATATTCATCGCGTTCTGATTTTAAGGAGAAACTTATGGCTTATAATGATGCTTTCTCTGTTGCTGATAGGTATATGAAAGAATGTGTTCGGTATTTGAATGATAATAAAAAAGACTTTCCGCTGTATAGGGGAAGTGGAGGGATTAATGCTAATCGTGTAACTTTTAGAGTACTTGGTGAATAATGCCTGATACACTTGACATATTAAGGAAACTTGCTCTACAGATAAGGAACGCCTCTTCTGAGGGAGAGAATACCGCAGAGAGGGTTGGACGGACATTTATTGGCATTCTTGAACTCATTCAACAAGGAATGAGCATCGAAGAATTATCAAAGGTGTTCCTTCGAAAAGACCAGGCTGACGGCACCCCCTTCCCCATAACCTTCGGAGATTGGGTCAAGTTCGGCGAGTTTATCACCGGTATTTCCGGAGGTTGTATCGATAAGAATGGCATCCTTGAAATGGAAGAGGGCATTTTCCGCAAACGTCTGTTTGTTCCGGAGATTGCCTATAACCGTGTGACCTATTTCAAAGGCAGAATGTGCGCCTCTCCCGGAGGCGGATGTACGGTCAAGGAATGGAGCGACAACGGTGACGGCAGCTACACCATAACTCCTGACCTGACCGATGCCGACGGGCTGAGCCAGTTTGTGGATGACATTCTGACCACCTACTTCGTCACCAAGAACGCCGAAGGCAAGCTGCAGGGGTTCGAGGAGATGAAGTTCCGGGTGACTTCTGCCGATTACACTGCCAAGACATTCGTCATGACGCCGAAACCGGGTACCGACTGGAAGCCGGGGGATGCGATGGTACTCGCCCAGACGGGTAACTTTACAGACCCGGAACGGCAGACGTACATCCTGATTGATACGGTTAACGGCAACAACTGCATCACTTTCTTCGACCACGCCAATACCTGGGATGTCGAGCCGGCACAAGAGATGTCGTGGATTGGCAAGAAGAAAGGCAGAACAGTTCACGGCATTCCGGCCGACAACTACTCGGCTGTTTTTCGCCACGTCATCATGTCCGGCAAGATATTCCAGGTGGAT